CCTCGTTTGGTGCAAAGCTCTTGGCCCCGTGTTTCACAATCCTGTTGGAACATCGTGTCAAACTCTGCTACGAGCCCCTAAGGAAGACCCTCTTTAGTCTTATGACTAAAGTCCTGGTACTGCGCTTGATCGCGTAGTCTGAAGTAGCTGAATGAGATAATTTCTCACTGCCGCGGAGTGAATCTGTTGTCACTTTGGCATGGCGTTATAGGTCTATCGTGGAACCTATCAGCGGGAAAGGCTAGCAACCTACTCTCGTGGTCACGTCCCAGCACGTTGCAGTAACCAAATCAAATAAAAGGCTTTAAACATGAATGTTTTCAACCTTCCTCGATTGGCTAAAGCATCGGTTAAAACTTGGTTAAAACCAAGCTACGAATTTACAAAATTCGTAAACCTGTGCATCTGGGCCTGTGGATCCGAAGAGTTGAGACCAGGGATAATGCTTCTGCAAAAACGAATTGGTAATCTCATTAAGAAAGGAGGTTTATCCTTCACTTATTTCTACCTCAAAGAGGTATTGAGACTTACCGTTCGATTTCTTGCAGGGCAGGGCGAACCACGTTCTTTCCAATCGGGAAGAGTCATGGTTTCTTCTGACCAGTTCGGTCTGCCTACCATACTTCCGTTCTCTTTACGGATCGTGCTACACTCATATACAGCCCGGTTTTTAATCGGTCCTGTAACAGAGCAAGCAAGCAAACACGGAATAACTCCCGGTTTGCGATCTGTAAAGATTCAACGGAATGTGGTTTGTATCCTAACCATTCTGTCTGTCTTTAGAATTTTCAATGTGTTCCCGAAAGTTTCTCTGAAAACGATCTTAGATCCGTTCTCAGGGAGTGGTCTCACGTTACCATCTTCGGAACTTTCTCGAGCACTATTGAATCTTCCCTTATCGGTACCGCAAATGAAATCACCCAAGTTGCTGGTTCTCGAGACCGCTTCTCCAAATGCTTGTAAAAGCACATGGGGAGCATCTCTAGATGCAGCCGCTTTCCTGTTCTATCCTAAAGTTGGGATCAGATTGTTTATTTACAATCTTTTCCATAACTTCAATGGATCGTACTGGAATGCGTGGATTCTTTGCATTGTGTTGGTAGCTGCTCCGGTTATGACATTTATATTCATACTCGGAGGGATTCAGGAACTATTCATCGGTAAGTTGGGGGTAGTTAAAGATCAAGCTGGAAAATCCAGAATAGTTGGTATAACCAACTACTGGATCCAGGTTGCTCTAAAACCACTCCACAATCTTATCCTGAGTGTTCTAGAAAGAATTCCTATGGATGGAACCTTTAACCAGGAAGCTCCGCTCAAAAGATTAATTGAGCTAGCTCCCTCGGGGACAATCTTCCATTCGTTCGACTTGTCAGCGGCTACGGATAGACTTCCTATCGATGTTCAAGCGCAAATCTTAGATATCCTGTTTCCTCGGTTAGGTACTCACTGGAAAGAATTATTAAATTCAATCTGGTGGGCCTATAGAGGTAAGGATTATAAGTATGCGGTTGGACAACCGATGGGGGCATATTCGAGCTGGGCAATGTTAGCCCTTACGCATCATGTCCTAGTGCAAGTTGCAGCCTTGCGAGCTGGTAAATTCCGATTTACTATGTACGCAGTCCTTGGTGATGACATAGTCATTTCCGACGACGCTGTAGCTTCAGAATACTTGGCGATCATGCAATACTTAGGAGTATCCATCAATTTGTCAAAATCTGTAGAATCACCAAGATTCTTAGAATTTGCGAAAAGATGGATGGGGCCTGATGGTGTTCAAATAACACCAATCGGTCCTGGGTTACTCTTAAGACTAATTAGAAATAAATTCTATTTAGCAGCATTGTTTGCCGAGATGTTCAAACTTGGATTGTTAACAACTTTCCAAGAGCTTCTAGCGACAACCAATTCTCTGCCTGTTGAATACAAGGCACAGAAATGGAATGTGTTATGGGCTACTTTCGGATTGAATTCATTCTTGAACGGTTCCGGCCTAGTGGATGCAAATGCAATCACATGGTGTTTCGCGGAACGCGGAACAAATCCTTCCTTTATGCGGTATAATATCTGGAATGCCCTATTACAGGACAAACTAGATTTTACCCGGAAAGCTTTAATCACGCTCGATGAGAACATCCTGTTCTTTGTAAGAAATTTCTACAAAGTTCAGGTCTCACGAACGTGGCCCAACAGAATGCTAGAATTCTGCTTAAAAGGTATTTCTCCAGGTATGTGGGCGTATCTTTGGGAATTTATTTCTCAGAGATTAGACCTTGATGCTGCCTTGGCTTCTAAACCAGGGTCAGGATCTTGGTCGAATATCCACGACTTGGCTAAGACCAATAAGGCAATCAACGTTTCGTCGATTGATTGGAGAAAGAAAGATGAAGTTAAGGAGTCAGTAGAACGGGCTAAAATGATCGTCGCCAATTATGAGCGAAGTCGAGATGAATTATCACTCGATGATCAAGGCCATTTCTACTAGGACCGTCTTAAGCATTATGCTCTCTTCTGCTGGAAAATGTCCAGCCCCTAGTCTCAAGTGTCGGATAACAACGTATGTTGGTACTAACCACTGAGGTTCAATTCCTTGGATACGTTGCCA